CCGGAAGTCACGCAAGTTAGATACAACGAGCATAGCCGTGAATGGATGATTCGCCGTCAGCACAATCGCCGCGTTCCGCTTTGCCACCCTGCGGTACTGCGCCCACAGGGGTTCAAACGGAATCACGGTGTCCCACTTGCAGGCCGTCGTGCCGTAGGGCAGGTCGCAAAGGATCATGTCGACGCTGGCATCCGGCAGCCCTGCCATGACCTCCAGGCAGTCGCCGAGGTACAACTCGGTCACGGCTCAGTCCTCCCCATCTCCAGCGCCTTACGGATTTCCTCGTAGCGGTCAGTCATCGCTCACCTCCTGCGTGTCCCGGCACACCTCTTCCCCATCGTAGGCCGGCCACCCGGCCTGTCCGCCTGACTGCTTCCATAGCTGGACCATCTCGCAGTACTCGGCGTGCTGGCGTTCCTCCTCCTGGACGTCCATGTTCCCGGCAATGCCCATCGCAATGATGACGGCGATGGCCAGGATGGCTTGGTAGCGTTTCGTCATGGTCTCCTCCTTTTCCTTTTTCTTTTTTCCTTACCAGGCGCCCCCACCGACGAAAAGCTCAAAGGGGCCGCCCGTTAGCGTGCTATCGCGGCCATCGCCGTGATTGCGTCTGGGGCCATAAGCTACGCCAGACCATGTCTGGCGGGCTCAAAACGGCACATCCATCAGCCACCGATCGCACGCATCGACAGTGCTGGCGAAGTCCTCGGGCGGCGGCATGCCGAACACCATGCAGTGGCCGAACTTGTCATAGTGGTAGCAGGTGTGGCAGCACTTCGGCGGCCCTGCACGCAGCCATTCACGCCACTGGATCAGCCACTCTGGTTCTGGTGGTCTGGTGCTCATTTTCGTCATGACCAACTCCTCTTCAGCACTCGATAGAATTTGCCATCCATCCGATACTCGATGCTGGTGGGCGGCTTGCTGTTGCTCATCTGCACGGCGATGTAGTCCAGGGCCTTGCTGCCTTCCATGTGCGCGGCCTCGGCCAGATGCGCCCCTGCCGATTTGGCCATCATCATCAGTTGCCGCATGGCCTTCTCCCCGGCGTAGCCATCGTGCAGCACCGGCAGGTACTCGGTGACAGGCCTGTCGGACAGTCCGCCGTAGTAGGTGCAGGACAGCATCTCCTTGCCTGACGCGCGGCTGACATGCTTTCGCCATCTCCAGCCGGTGACGTCAAGCCTCATGCCATCCAGCCCCATGATGTCGTCGTCGCGCAGTCCTAGTTCTACTTTCTTGTGCTCGGGCTTCGGAAATGGATGGCCGCATGCCGGGCAGATAGTCGCGGCGATGGCGCACAACTCGCCACAGTTGTCGCAGACCTTCGCCGGTGCCTCGCCATTGCCTTCTCCGGCCTTCTTGGGCGGCTGCACAGCCGTGATAGGCCCATGCGTAGCCACCACGCCGGCGAAGTCGAGTACGAGGCAATGGTCGGTGTGGCTTTTTGGGCGCATGCCGCGCCCTGCCATTTGCACGTACAGGCTTGGGCTCATGGTCGGGCGCAGCATAGCGATTAAGTCGATGTCGGGGTAATCGAATCCGGTGGTCAGCACGTTGGCGTTGGTCAAGGCGCGCAGGCGACCAGTCCTGAAGTCTGCCAGGATCCGCTCGCGTTCCTTTTTAGGCGTTGCGCCAGTTACGCATTCGGCCGCGATGCCGTGCTGGCGCAGCACCTCGGCCACGCGCTCTGCGTGCTTGACGCCGGCGCAGAAAAACAGCCATGCTTTGCGGTCACCGGCCAGTTCGATCACCTCGCGCACCACGCGCTGGTTGTTGTCGTCGGTGTCTACTGCGGCCTGCAACTCGGACTCGATGAACTCGCCGCCACGCTTGCGCACGCCGCTGGTGTCCAGCTTTGCCTTGGTGACTTTGCTGCGCAGTGGCGCAAGGTATCCTTTATAGACCAACTCCTCGATGCTGACTGGCTCGATGAGGCCGTCGAACAGCGCGGGCTTGTCGGTGATCAGGCCGTGGCCCAGCCGGTATGGCGTGGCCGTCAGACCGACCACGCGCAGCGCGGGGTTGATGGCGGTCAGTTCGGCCAGCAGGTGCCGGTATCCGCCTTCGTCCTTGTGGTTGACCAGATGGCACTCGTCGATGATCACCAGGTCGATGTGGCCCAGCTCGCGCGCCTTGTTGCGCACCGACTGAATGCCCGCGAATGTAATCGGCTCGCCGAGCTGCTTTTTGCCGATGCTGGCGCTGTAGATGCCCATCGGTGCATCCGGCCAGTGCAGGCGCATCTTCTCGGCGTTCTGCTCGATGAGTTCCTTGACGTGCGTCAGCATCAGCACGCGCGTTTCTGGCCAGTTCTGCAGGGCGTCCTTGCACAGGGCGGCCACGATGTGGCTCTTGCCGGACCCGGTCGGCAGCACCAAGCACGGATTGCCTTGGTGGCCAGCTCCGAACCATGCGTAGAGCATGTCGATGGCGCGCTGTTGGTATCCGCGGAGCATCACCCGACGATCCTCCCCCCGAACCGCTGGCGCAACTCCTCGATGCACTTGTTGCCCAGGGCTTTGGGATTGGCCAGCAGTATCTCACGGCTGGTATAGACGTGCGCGTCGCCTTCCCCGTTGGCCACATCGCGGCCTTCGATGACATACACAGCCGTCCATTCGTCCAGACCATCCTTGCGCGGCCACGGCACAAGGTCAGGATGCAGGACGTGGCCGTCACAGCCCTGCCGCTGGAACTCGACAGGGATGTCGTCTGCATCGTAGCGCTCGCAGCGCCATGTGCCGTTCTCCAGCGCCGTGCTGTGGGCACAGGTACGGCAATTGACGTGTTGCGTCAGCCTCGTTTCGTGACAAAACTCATGCGCCGGGCATTGCTTGCACTGATACCAGGACGGATCGGCGCTGATCGGCTCTGGCATGCGGTCGGAGAGCGCGATCCTGCGGCCTCGCTCGATGTACTCCTCGGCCACCTCCTGCTCGTAGCGCACGCGCTCGGTGTAGATACGGTCGTCGTCCTTGCAGACGGCCACGTACAAGGCCCGGTCGATCTTGGTGCCGTGCATGTAAAGCTGCATCTGGACCCAGTGCTCCGGCTTGGCCTTTTCGACCCCGTTCTTCTCCAAGGCGTCAAAGGACTTCTTGCTGTGCGTCTTGAACTCGGCGATGTGGCGCTTCCTGGGCGCTTCCGGCACGCCTGACTCGATGATGGCGTCGATGCTGCCGGATACGTGCGCGCCGAAGTCCACGAGCACCTGCTGCTTGCCTGCGCGACGCACATCGAGGCCAATGGCACGCAGGTCCGACACAATGACGGCCTCTTCCATCTGGCCGCGGCGGAACAGGCGCAGAATGCGGCCGGGGAACTTGGGCTGGACGGCCCACCGGAAGGACAGCCACAGCCAGCGGTCGCAGGGGTGGCCCAACTGGCTGCATCCCATGTGCGGTCTGGGCGGCTCGGCCAGCGACTCGTGGTACTTGTCGATCTTGGCCTGTATGCTATGATTCGGCTCGGGTATTTTCATCGCGTCACCTCCTTAGTCTTGACCAGCCCAGCTCGCGCAGGGCTGGTCTTTTTCTCAAATCACCGCTTCGCCCAGGGCGGCGCGGCCTTGCTGGGCGCGGATGCGGCGGGGGCGGATGCGGCGGGCGCGAAGGTTGGCGCAGCGCCGGAGATCGCCTTGAAGCCCTTGACCTCGTTCTGCGCAGCGTACTGCTCGGTCGCTGCACGCACGTCCAGCTTGATCTGCAGGCTGCCACCGATCAGTTGATCGGTGTCTGTGATCCTGGCCAATCCGATCGCGCGCATGAGCTCGCCGAGCTGCTGGCGGCCGATCTCTTCGGCTTTGGCACTGGCGTTTCTGATGTTGATGTTGCCGAACACCACGCGGCCCTGATGGGTGGGGCCTGTGATGTCGTAGCGGACTTTGATGTACTGGCCCGAGCCGTCCTTGGTTGGCTTGAGTTCAGCGGCCGTGATGTGGGCGTTGTACCAGCCGGGTGGCAGCGGCTCGTAGGTGTTGCCCTGCGGCAGGTCGTTTGCGTCAAAGGTTTGTCCTAGATATGCCATGATTTACTCCTTTGGAATGATGGTGAATGATGGGCGACCGGGCTTGGCCGTGATAGCCGCCGACAGGGGGCTGGTGATGGACGGGTCGGCCGCCTTCCATGCGGTCATGTTGATCTCCGGTTTCCACCGGAACAGATAGGACAGGTGATCGGCCAAACCGTGCTCGGCTGCAATTTCCTGCAACTTGTCGCTATCGACCTTGCGGTCGATGCGGCCGACGATCTTGATCGTGTACCGGTCCGGATCGATCGTTTCGGTGCCATCCAGTGTTGCGGCGACCCCGGCCAAGGACTTGATGCGATCCTCGATCCTGCGGCGGTCCTCGATCGCCTGGCGCTCGGCCTTCTTGGCCGCCAGCCACATGGCGGCCAGTTCGTTGAGATCATCAGTCAGTTTGTCTGGCATGATCACTTGCCTCCCTGTATCTTGGCGATGATCGCGCCAAGGTCGGGCGCTTCCCACATGTCCAGCTTCCCGCTGCGATCTTTCGCCAGCCAGAGGCCGTCGCTGTCGCACATCAGGGCGCGCTGGATGACGCCTTCGGCGTCTTTCTCAACGCGCAGCGCCAGCACCTCATCGAAAAAGTAGGGCAGCGCCTGGCCGGTCTTGTTGCCGGGCATCGAGGGCGAGTACAAGACCCGGCCCAGCTCGTCCTGCGTCTTTTCGAGCTTGGCGCTCATGTAGACGTGGCGGCCGGGCAGGTCGCGGAAGGCGCGAATAATGTCGGCCACCTGCTCCTGCATCGCACCGTAGGCCTGCCGCAGATCCTTCGTCGCCCGCTTCTCCGCAGACAGGACCACTTCTGCAATCTCGCTGATCGAATCGAGCGCCACGGACTGGTACGCCTTGGCCTCGTCCGACCCGGCGAGCCACGCATAGGCCTCCCTCAGCGTATCAAGATCGGCGATCTCGATATAGGGCAGGTCTGCGTCCCGAATGGACAGCAGCCCGCCCTCAGCAGAGAGAATGATCGGGTCAGGCAGGGTTTTGATCATGGTAGTCTTGCCTGCCCCTGCCTGCCCATAAACGAGCAGCTTTACCCCGTTGGCAGCCAGGCTGCCAGTGGTTTTTACACTGATTGCCATCATGTACCTCCTTTGTGTTGCTGCGCCTTCGGCCAATCCGGTCGCGCAGTGGTTGCGTTCTGCTACAACTCGCAGTAACATGTCAACACCTTGATGGGAAATTTCTACGGAGGATTGAATATGCTGACATTAGAGCAGATCCGCGCCGCCCTGCGAGACCGCAGGCTGGCCAAGGTGGCGGAGGCAACCGGCCTGCACTATAACACCATACGGGAGATACGCGACAACCCCGATGCCAACCCCACGTACAAGGTGATCCGGGCTCTGTCGGACTACATCACAAGGGGGGTGACGTATGGCGGATCTGACTAAAATCCTGAGCGGCCCCTGGTCGCCACCACCAGAAAAGCGCGTTGCCCCTCCGGAGGAGCAGCTGATCGACGCCATTCGGGCGGCAGGCCTTGAACCACCGGACCACGTGGAGCTCGATGGCAGGCTGCACAGGTTCCGATCTGGCACCAATGGCAAATCCGGTCCCGGCGACAAGGCAGGCTGGTACGTGGCCTTCGGCGACGGCGTGCCGGCCGGGCGCTTTGGCTGCTGGCGCGCTGGCGTCGAAGTGGCATGGCGCGCTGACGTCGGTAGGCAATTGTCGCCTGCAGAGGAGATGATGCACGCCAGGCGGATGGCCGAAGCCCAGGCGCTGCGCGATGCCGAGATGGAGCGTCGCCGCGAGGTGGCAGCGGCGACCGTTGAGACAATCTGGGCGTCGGCCCAGGCAGCCAGCCCAGAGCACCCCTATCTGCAGCGCAAAGGCATCGGCGTGCATGGGGCGCGCGTGACCGGCGACGGCCGCCTGGTGGTGCCCCTGTACGGCCAGGACGGCAGCCTCTCCAGCCTGCAGTACATCGCCCACGACGGCAGCAAGCTCTTCCACCCTGGCGGCCAGACAGGCGGCAAATTCTGGATGCTCGGCACGATGGACGAGCCAGGCACGCTGTACGTGGCGGAGGGCTTCGCCACGGCGGCTACGATTCACGAGGCGACCGGCCGCCCATGCGTCGTGGCCTACAGCGCCAGCAACATGGTGCCGGTCACCGGCATCCTGCGCGAGATGTACGGCGCGACCCAGGACATCGTGATCGTGGCCGACAACGACAAGCACGGCGTGGGCCAGCGCTACGCGGAGCAGGCCAGCGCCAAGTACGGCGCGCGCGTGGTCATTCCTCCAATCGAGGGGATGGACGCCAACGATTACGCCAGGGCGGGACACGATCTGGCCAGCCTGCTGCTGCCACCGGCAGACGATTGGCTGATCCCGGCCGACGACTTCTCGGC